AGCCCGAGCGCCGCGCAGACCCGCTCCTCGGCGATGTCCCGCAGATTGCCGAGCATCAGCTTGTTCGGGTCGAAGCCGAACTGGGCAACGTCCGTCGGGATCCCCATGACCATCGGGGCGCCGCGGTTCTGGCCACTGAACGCGGTCTTCAGGTAGGCCGTGAGCTTGTCCTGCTCCTCTTTGGAAGGCTTGAAATTCTCGTTTTTCGGGCTCACCATCAGGCCAGGAACGCCCATATTCTCGAGAATCTTCGCTGAAAACGTCGCGGCTTCGTCGTCAGTGAAGATTTCCTGCAGCAGAGGCCGAAGCGGGCTATATCCGTGCCGCGGATCGCGCGGATCCAGGCCGAACCGGAAGTGCACGACGTCGCGGGGATCCAGCTGGGTCGGCGTCCCGTGCCCGTGCGTGAACTCGTAGTGGCTGATAAACACCGATCCATCCAGCGGGGAGATGGGCCGCATCAGCCAGTGGGGCACATACCAGAGGGCGATCACGTCACCGAATCGGTTCCGGATCTTCCGCCAGTAGGCATCGCCCTGGAGGATGAAGCTGATGCAGGTCCCCTTCCAGATCGCGTCGCCGTCATAGGCGTCGTTCGGCTGGTCGATCAGGATCTCGACGGCGTGGTCCTCCACCCAATCCCACATCTTGTCGGTCCGGCGCTGCACCCGGGCCTGTGCCTCCGTAAACGTCCGCATCACCCACATCACCGGCGCCATGATGACGTTGGAGTTGAGTCCATCCCCGTCGCCCAGGCCCCAGCTCGCCAGCGCGCGCCAGCTCTCCCGAGGGATGAAGCCGTCACTGTACTCGCCGCTGATCGTCAGGCCCTTCGTCTCAACTGGCTTGGACTTGAGCCCCAGTAATTGCAGAAAGCTGTCGCCGAATGCCATGAATTACCCTCCCGTGGAGATCGCTGCGAGGAGCCAGCCGGCGCTCTCATCAGCCGGCTGGACTATGGCCCGGCTCAAGGCGATGATCGTTGCGACTACGCCGTCGATACGGCCGGTCGCCTTCGCCCCTTCGCGCCCTTTATCCGGAGCGATGTTGGCGTTCGCGTCATGCCGCACACTGGCATTGGAAACCATCCATCGCAGCACCGGATGGCCGCCGTGGCGGACTTGGCCGGACACCACCATCTTCTCGAATTCCTTGCTCGGTTCCGACATCGACTTCCAGCCCTGGCGGACTTCCACCATCTGGATCCCGTCTTTCTCGCCGAGCTGCCCGGACAGCTGCAGGGCAGAGTAGGGATCGAAGCCCAACTCGCGGAGATCGAACCGACCGGCCAGGCTGACGACTTCATTACGGATGAAGTCGTAGTCGATGACATTGCCCGGCGTGGCGGCGACCCACCCGTCGCGCACCCAGGCGTCATACGGGACCCGATCGCGGCGACTTCTCGCCTCGAGGTCCTCCTCCGGGATCCAGAACCGCGGCACCAGGTCATATCCCTGGCCATCGTCCCACGGCAGCACAAGCACCACCGCGGTGATGTCCAGCTTGGAGCTCAAGTCCATCCCGCCGTAGGCGACACGCCCCTCCCACGTCTTCTCCCGCTCCGCGTAGGCCGTCGGCGCCAGGTCCTTGTCGCAGGCGTTCCACTTCTCGATCTGGATCCAGATGTTTCGCTGCTGGGTCCAGCGATCGAGGTGGTAGCGGAAGAAGGTGTTCTGGAACGACGGCTGTTTCTTCGCCTTCTCGCAGAGCTCGGCCAAGTACTCGCGCTTGACCGAGACGTCGATATTGGGATTGGCCTTCTCCCAGCTGGCCGGATCCTCCCAGTTGTCGCCTTCGTCCGAGGCGGCGATGAAGGCAAAGAAGCCATCATCCTCGAAAATTCCCTCGAGGACCTTGACCGCATAGTCGTGCTGCTCCCAGCCGATCGACTCCGGATCGTAGATGCCAGCGGTCGTAATGATCAGGGTGAGCGGCTGCCGGCGGGCGCCCATGGCCGTGACGAGCACGTCGAAGACCTTCCGGTCCCGGTGCGCATGGATCTCGTCGATGATGTTGCCGTGGGGATTGAGCCCGTCCAGGGTATTCGAGTCGGAACCCAGTGGTTCAAACTTCGACCCCAGCTCCGGGCAGTTGATGTTGTTCCGGAGTACTCGGACGAACCGCTTGAGGTCCGGACTCTTCTTGACCATCTCCCGGGCGGTGTCGTGGACGATCTTCGCCTGGTCTTTTTTGGTGGCCGAGCTGTAGACCTCGGCACCTGGTTCGCAGTCGGCAACCGTCAGGTATAGCCCGATCGCGGCACCCAGCTCGCTCTTCCCATTCTTCCGCGCGATCTCGATGAGGGCGAACCGGTACCGCCTGGTCCCGTCGGCCCTCCGCCAGCCGAACAGTGGCCGGATGATGTCGTCCTTCTGCCAGGGCTCCAGGATGAGCGGCTGCCCGGCCCACTCCCCCTTATGGTGCCGGCAGTAACTCTCGATGAAGCGCACGGCATGGTCGGCCGCTTCAGCGTCGAACCACAGGCCTCGAGGGTGCTTCGTATTCCGGGGATCCGCGGGAATGCCGCGGGGATAGGCTAGCTTGAGGTCGCGCTGGTGCCGCTCCTTCGCGAGCCGCTCCAGCTTCCCGATCGCCCGACTACGCGCGGCGGAGTTTGCGCTCAAAGAGGAATTCCTTCGCCTGGTCTTTCGGCTGAGTCGTGCTACCCGGTTTCGCCGGCGGTGCCTCGTCGGCCCGCACTCGAGTCCGCGAGCTGGGCGTCAGTCCGAATTCCTGGCAGAAGCGGAGGTACTGAGTCCAATTCTCTTTGTGGATCTTCAGGGCTGGGTTGGGACGACGGCCATATTCGCTCTTGACCATGACGCCGTACTTCTCGATCTCCGCCAGCGCCTTCATCGCAATCCCGTACGCCAGGCACAGCCCTTCGATCGCACCCATGTCGACCTTGGTCAACAGCCCCAGCTCGTAGAGCTCGGGGACGGCCCGGTCCCACTCGAGCCGAGCAAAGCCCTTGATATGCTTCGGCGCCGGCGGCTGACCATCGAGCTTCGCCGGCTGCGGTTCGGTCTCCTTGCCCAGCGGCCGGTGCCCGGGGTTGCCCTCGAGCTCCTTCTGCGCCGTTGGCTTCGGGGCCGGACCGCGTCGGCCCATCAGCTGGGCTTCGAAGCTGCCGGCTTCCGGCGGGCCAGGTAGTAGATCAGGATGGCGACGGCCAGCACCAGGACCAGGAGATTCCCCGGCTCGTCAGTCGTCACCCGAAACGCGCGTGGGTTTCCCTGGGCGACCAACCAGATCGCCAAGCCGGCATAGACAACGCACTGCACCGCCTGGAGAACGCCGGGAACGAAGTAGCAAAGCACCGCTAGGAGCAGCAAGAGCGAGATTACCATGGGCTTAACCCTCCTTCGGACCGCAAGTATTTCAGCCTACCCCCTGATTTTTCAAAACCTGCGCGTGCGTCGCGAAAGCTGCCCGGCGGTCAGGAGAGGGGACCCCCTGCGACGAATCGATAGGGGGTAACCCACCTCGGTTGAACGAAACAGCGGCCCGTCTCCTGGATGGAAACGGGCCGCCGCGGGCCGCTGACCTACCGTTATGCTGTCGGGCTTAATGTAGAGATAGCGTCCGATCCTGTAAAGCTTTAGACGCCTTCGAGGTCGGGATCGGTGATCTCCATCTTGGAGACTTTGACCGAGTGATTGAGTCCCTTCTTGAGCACCATCATGACCCGATGGAAGGCAACCGCGTCGTTGCAGCCGAGGCAGGGAATCAGCTTCAGCAGCCCATTCATCTGCTCGATCGACTCGCAGGGCTGGCTCTTTGCCCACTGCTGGAAGAGGAGCACCTGCGCCACGATGATGCCGGCACGCCAGGGATCGGTGCGCTTGTGCTTGAGTGCCCAGACCACGTTTCCCTCGTGCTGCTTGCACATCTGCGGGATCATGATCGCATCGGCTGGCAGGCCTGCCGGCTCAGTCATCGTCCGAACCCTCCATCGGTGGCCACCGTCTTCCTCGAGTGGCACGGCTTGCACCGCTGCCTCCAGTTCGACTTATCCCAGAACAGCTTCATGTCTCCGTGGTGCGGGACCTGGTGGTCAACCTCGGTGGCTGGATCCGGACAATCCACGCAGATGGGATGGGCGCGGAGGAACCCAGCTCGGGCCTGCTGCCACTTCTTCCCGTATCCACGGTCGCTGCTACTGCCTCGTGCCCGCTCGTACGCCTGCTGATGCGCCTTGCAGTAGCCGCGCGGTACCAGGGCAGGGCAACCAGGCTTCCTGCACGGCCTCAGGGCTTGGCGGGCCATCTCAGCGCCTGTTCCTGATCAAGCGCTCAATGCGCCTGAGACTGCGCTCGGCGGCGTGGAGGTCCCTTTCAAACGACCCAGTGCGAGCCTCGATCAGGAAGAACCTGATTGCGATTGAGCCCACCTTTCAACCTCCGCTTCTGACGTTTCGACCGTCATCTTGTCGTGTAGTGTTGTCCCGTTGTCAGAGTCACACCGCCAATAGCTCCACCACCAGAACCTGCCGACCCGCTTGCCGAATAAAGGGCGTTCCTCAACGTATTCTTTCTCGTGAGCGCGGACCTCGTGCCGGCTGCGCAGATCGGGAGACGAACCGCCACCATGGCCGAGGGAATCAGTGCGATCACGCAAGGGTCTGACTACCAACTCGTTAATGATGAGGCCCTTGTAGAGCCTCTCGCGGGCGCGGGCCTGTTGGCGGGTACCGAAGCGGGCGGTCTTGGCGCCCTTGACGTGCAGGAGTTTGAGGCAACCAATCGCCATCATAACAGTTCTTACGTAGACGTCGCGCTGAACCTCGTTCAGGTTTAGCGAGAAGTGCAGGATGTCAGATAGTTCATGGATTCTCCACGATTTATCCGCGATCAGCACGCTTTGGCCGATCGTTTGAGGGGCGGCATTTCCCAAGGAGCCGAAAAGGTGAATGTGCAGTGCCCACTTTCCGTCAGGAA